TCTTGGCAACACAACGCATCTACATCGTCGGCACACCTACCGGGGAAACCCGTTTGGTTCGTGCATCCATCAAGCAACAAGCCCTCAGTCATGTGGCAAACAGCGTCTTCGTTGTTCGCGTGGCATCTCAGGATGAGCTTGTCCAAGCCGTGAGCAAGGGCGTGACCGTGGAGAACTACAAAGCCCCCGATCAGGCAGAACTGGATCTGGCATGAGCTACCTGTCACTCGACGAGATCAAAAAGGTCTTTCACGAGACCTACCTGACGGAGAACCATGACTTCTTGGAGGAGGACTTGGAGACCCTGGCAAACGCCTTCATCATGGCCGCAATGCCTGCGATTGTGAGAACGGAGAGAGCCATGTGCATCGACTTCGTCCGCAGTCTCAACGCCCCCGTGGCCCAGGCTTTGGAGGAAAAACGAGGAGCCTTGTGACACCCACAGAGTTCGTCACACACCTGTTTGGGGAGGGCTGGCATAAGCGCCAGCTTCCCCTCTTTGCGGACATGCTCAAGCGCTTTAACGAGGATGCTCAGAGGTACTATGTTGTCAGGGACTTTGCCAAAAAGTTAGAGTTGGGCGACAATCCGGTATCAAAGGAGGAATCCCGCATAAGGGACGACATGATCGACGCAAGGAGGTATGACCATGATCCTGATGAAAATTGACGATAAAGGCGAACTGTTGGCCGACTGGGATGAGATTGATTCTCTTGCCAAGTCGTTTGACCGTGGCTGTGGGTGTGAGAACTCCTACAAGGCCAAGCTCATCTCATTGATTTGGAAAGATGGCTACGAGAGAGCCACAACCGACATGGTCAGCCAGCACAACCAGATGGCGTTGCTTTTGAGTTGCACGGGCGGGAGCGCTTAAAAAAACCCCTCCCGGTCAGGGGAGGGGAAATGCTCCAGTCTTGGCAACTGCGGAGCGCCGGGGGGAGACTCCCGGGATTCAGGGTCTGGGAGTGCCAAAGTACGGCCTGCTGGCTGTTGCAAGCTCCTGTTGGGTAGGTGGCGCTGGGGGAGTGGATCGATCTTGACGCATCTTGTCCAGCACCATCAGGGCCGCTGGCGAGGCCATTGAAAGACCTCCGCCTATCAAGTTCGCCGCAGGGTTGCGGGTCATCATGGCGGCGCTTCCAAGAGCGCCAAGACCCGCTATCGTGCCCCCGGTGTAGTCGCCCCCGGAGAACCTGCGACCAGCCTCTACGCCTTGTTCTGCCATCCCATACCCGCCCAAAGCACCAGTGACCGGGGGAGCGGCTCTCATGAGGTTTCCAGTGGCGCGAACGCCCTGACCCATGCGCTCACCCATGGTTGGCCCAGGAGGCTGTGGGACTACAGGGTTGCCAGACAAGGCTCCAGTGGTTCCGGGCACGACCTTGAGGGATGCTGGGCCAGCACCAAGGGACTTGGCCTTCATCTGCTGACCAAGGGGTTGGGGAGCGTACTTGTCAAAGCGCTCTTTTGCCTCTCTAACGCTTCCTTCGCCAAGGCCATATCCCGTTTTTGCGCCCCACTTCTCACCGGGAGATCTTGACATTGGTGGCGGGTTCTTCTCGGGCGTCATCATCTGCCGTGTGCCTATGGCCGCACCACCCATGGTTCCCAGGACTTTGAGTTTGTCGTCGTCGCTCATGGACTCCCAGGCGGGGCCAATGGACTCGATCACCTTGGCAACAAAGTCCTCCTGTGAGGGAGGGGCAGTAACTGTCGTCTTTTGCTGATCAGCCTGCTCGGTTGTTTCAGTTGTTTCATCTGGCCCACCCTGAAACCCGTTGTTTTTCTTTATGTCTCTGAGGTAATTCCATGTACTTCCTGGAAGATCGTTGTCTTTGGGGTTTGCAAAGTATGGATGGTCGTAGCCAGTGTTGTATCCTGCGGCGGCAACAAAAGGGTCTTTTTGGTATCGCTCGTAGCCAGACTGCAAATAGTCCAAGCCAGCATCAATATTCCCTTGCACGGTGTTCAGTTGCTCTGGCTTGTATCCGCGCAATTTGGCAGTGGCGGGCTTGATCTGCATGATGCCCACTTCCTTGTCTGCGCCAATCTTGACTTTGTCTCCGTCCAAATGCTTTAGGCGGCTCTCTTGATAGGCCAAAGCAAGCGCCAGCCTTGGTGGAAGTCCACGCTTGACTGCGCCATCAAAAATTAGATGAGCGTTTGCCTCCTGCTCGGGGTCAAGAGTGCTAAGAAAATCTTTGACTTCTTTTGTCATGGCCTTCTTTCATTCGCATTGACCCTGTCCTGAATAGATTGACCAGCGGGAGTTGGCGCAGGTGCTCCACCAGCAGGTGCGGCTGGCCTACCTGCGGCGGCAGGAGCGCCGCCCATCTTGACGCCAGAGTAGATGTCTTTGATCTTGGCATCGTATTGCTTCACGGCATTTTGATACTCAGGAGTCCTTGAGAACCTGTCGTAAGACATGCCAGAGTCAAGCAAGGAGTCTCTCACGGACTGATCAAAGTTGGCTCTTTCTGCCATGTGTTTGGTCTTTGCCATGATGGTGGCAACAGAGTCCCTGAAGCCCGGAGCCATCTGGTTGAAGATGATCTGCTCAAAGTTTGAAATAGCGCCTTGGCCCTGGGCCAAAGAACGAAGGCCAAAGGTGATCTGGGCAAACAAAGAGCCAGCTTGAGCCACCCGATCAAGGACGCCTTGAACCCTTGCGTCATAGTCAGCCTTAGACTCACCAGCAATTTTTGGAAGACTAATTTTGTTAGTAGTGAAGATGTCCCTGACTTGCGGAACACTAATCCCATAGCCACCGCCAAACTTGACCCCGTCTTCGGCCATCTTCAAAATTGCAGGAATAAAGCCCGGTCTTTCAAGAACTGCGGAGACTTGCTCCATGCCTTCTTGAACATACAAATCTTGCAATGTCTGCGCGGTTTGTTTCCGCAAAAACGCATCTTCGCCAGCATTAATTTTTTTGGTTGTGGCGTCAGCCCGGGCCTTGGCAAGCGCCTTGGCCTCCTCCTCGTTTCCAAGCCTCTCCTCTTTGGACAGCATTATCGGAGGCTTGGGCCTGTTTGGATCGACCGCAGGCGCGGCAACGGGAGCGCCGGGAGCGCCTTTAGTGTCGGGAGCGGCCATTGGCGCTGTCAGCTTGTCAATGTCGGTTGACCTGCCCGATCTGTACGCATCAATCCACTCTTTTCCAAGACCCTTGTTTTGCGCCAATTCAAACTTGGTGAATTGGTTTGGCGTCATTTGGAATGTGCCAAATGGAGTCGAATACTCAGACTGCTGTTGACCGCCAACAACCGTGCTTGTATCCAAGTCAACAATTTGCCCTTGTGCAGACACTGCAAACTTCCCGCGACGAAGCTTGATGGATTCCAACATCAAAGTGGCAAGTTTTTGCCCGTTTGGCGATGGGTTCCTTTGTGAAAAGGCCAATACATCAGTTTCGCTTAATGGGCGCAATTGCGCGGCAGGTTGTCCTGCGCCGGGAGCACCAGGAGCACCAGGAGTGCCGGGAGCGCTCGTAGCGCCAGCTTGCGGCTGTGCTCCAAGCCCGGTTGTTTGGGCAAAGTCTTTTTGCGCTGAACGCAGGTTGGCTTGCTCCTTTTGAGCTTGGGCCAACTGGAGGCGCATCTGGGCGTTCTCCATGCCCTGCTTTTGCTCTTGCTCCTGAACCTTCAATACATTGCCTGCGGCGGCTCCAAGCCCCTCGCCAAAAGATCCCGTGGCGGACGGAGCCAGCAACCCTTGAGCTATAGCCAAAAGATTGGGGTTGTAGGACTTCTGCTCACGCTTTGCAAGCAACTCCTGAATGCGTTGCATTGCTGAGTCATAGGTTTCGTCGGCCTCAGAGCGTTCGCCAAGCCCAAAAGCTGTTGACTTGCTTAAAGTTTTCCCAAGATCTGCGACTGGGTTTGATGGGTTTGCCATATTTTCCTCAGATGCTTGAGTTCATGTTTTCCGTACCAGTTCCAGTCGGAAGCCCGGACGAATCAGTCACTGGGTTTAGGATGGAATTGTTGTAATCACCACCACCACCGCCATAGTCTGTCGTATTTGATGAACCAGACGAAGAGTTGTAAAAGTCTTTTACCAATCCCGCCCCAGACCCCAGAAGCTCTTTCAGCCATCCAGGAGTCTCTCTGGTAACTGGGTTACCTTTTGCATCAATTGTGGTGTAGGTCGTGCCGCTCAAGCCGCTTCCGACCAAGGCACCCAGACCTGTCAATTGAGACAGCGGAGAAGCGCCATAGACGCCAGCCATCGGGCCTTTGAAGGTCTCGGTGGTGGTGGTGGGGACTGTGTACCCCTTCATCAGTGCGGCAGTGTTTGCGGCGGTTTTGAGCGGTGCGTCGATCAACGACTGCTCGTAAGCCTGTTGCTCGGCCCCGCCCTTGGTCATGGCTCCAGCGCCCGTCAAGCCAAGAGTCTGCTCTTGACCAGCAAGAGTCCCTTGGGTCTGAGCCACTTGGTTTTGCAAGTTAGCTTGGTTGTAGGCGTTTGTCATGGCATCTTTGTACCCGGCAGACAGAGCGCCGTACTGCTGACCAGTCAGATTCGACTGCAAATCAGCGGCGGTCTGGCCCAAGGCGTTGGCATAGCGTTGACCACCCAAGCCACCAGTGCCGACAAATCCAGCCTTCAGGGTGGGCATCAAGTTGCGCTGAACATTTTGCTGTTGCAGACGGGCCATCTCATCCACAACATTGGTTGTGTATGGATTCATGAAGCTTTGAATGGCCTCTGGGGTTATTCCTTGAGCCGCCATCCCTGCGGTCTCTTGTGCCGCACCCAGCCCTGGTTTGTAGGACTCTGCCGCCCCGGGGATGGCCCCGTAGCCCTGCTGTTGCAAAGCGGTCAAGGGAGCAACCATCTGTTCGGCAGGCTTGCCCAGCGCGTTGCCCCCAGCTTGAGCAATTTTTGTCAGGTAGTCGGTGTAATACTGAGGCGCAACACTGCCAGTAGTTCGTGATGTGTTGACATCGGGGGCTACGGAGCCTTGGAAAATATCTGCCATGCTTAACTCCTTGCCCTGCGGGGCTTGGTTTTCAGAAAATCGAGCGGAGACTTGATCTCCGGGGGTAATTCTTTGGGGTGGGCCGATCTGACATGGGCGCGGATGCCGTGCATCATGTCGTAGAGTTTATCTGACCCCGCCTTGGTCGAGCCGTTGCCAATTGCGGCCACCACATCGGCTGGGAAGACGAACTCCCCATCGGCCAGCATGGCAGGGATGTCGTCGGACTGACCGTCCCCAGCCCCGGTAACAGCGTCACCATGACGGAAATCGACCCGTAGCTTGCCCCCAGCGGCCATCAGAGGGGTTGGCATACCCCCGCCAGCATATTTGCCGTAGCGGGTGCCTGCAAGCCCTCCCATTGCCATTTGCTCAACTCCGCCAAGGTTGCCCAAGGACGACAAGGGGTCGATGAACGACTGATCCGGGCTGAACTGATTCTGCTGGGGTGGATTGAAGATGTCGTCAAGCGACTGGGTTTGTCCGTAGCTGTAATACGAGGGCTGTTCTGTCATTTGTTGATCCTGTGTTTGCAGGCCGAGGGCTTGATTTTCGTCTGCATAGGGCTGTTGCGTCAATTTTTGGAATTCTGCCAAGGGATCTTGGAACTGCGGCCTCATTTCCTTGGAGGTCAAGACCGATGGAAGCAGGGCAGACAGGGTCGAGCCAGCGCCATAAGACTGAGGCATACCCTCCCCGCCCGTGGTGGTCTTGGTGACTATGTTCTTCAGGTTGGCCTTGTTGGTGGCCGCAAACTTGGCCGTAGCGTTTTTCTGCGCCTGCGCTTTTTCTGCGGCAATATTGGCGGCACGAACTGCGGCATCCACATCTTCCGGGGGAGCATTTGGCGGGAGTGGGGCAACCTTTTGCTCAACAATAACCCGCGCCTCCTCTGGAGTCAGCAAAGGGTTCTTTTTCACCATCTCATCAACCAGCGTGTTGATGGCTGGGTTGATGTTTGGATTTACATTGGGGTTGACATTGACATTGGGATTTACATTCGGGTTGACATTGGGGTTGACGCTTGGATTGATGACGGGATTTATGCTTGGGTCAACATTTGGATTGGTGGCAGGGTTGGCATATGGATTTACATACGCCTTGGGATCTTGGTTGGCCGTTGGATTAACAAACGGGTTTGCCAGCGGGTTATTTGGCGCTTGGAAGATTGTGGGAGCCTGCACAGAAACTTGTGAAGACGCCTGTGTAGGCAGGTTGACAATGAAAGCTGGCGCAATGGATGGATCAAGCCCTGCGTTGGCAAGGACGGGAGCGATGGCCGCACCAATGTCGGTTCCGCTGGCGCTCGATGCAATGGTGTTGCCAATTTGCTTACTCAGCGGCGCGGCTTGATCGGCGGGGACACCCTGGGCAATCAGCGTTCTTTCGGCGTTTTGAGAAATCTCTTCGCCAACAAGCCCGTTGGTGTAATAGTCGGCATCTTGTTTTGAAAACCCTTGGGCAACCAAATTGTCGGAAATGGCGTTTTTTACGCCAAAGTTGGCCTGCCCAGACTTGAGGGACTCGACTGCTTCATTCTTGATGCCGTTGATGTCAGACTCGGACATGAACGACTGGGCAACATCTTGGTTGGTTATGACCCCGCCATGAACCAGACCAGTGATGGCCCCACTACCAATTAAAGACTGGACGGCCACAGATCCAAGATCCTTATCCCAAGCGTTTCCAGAGGCAAGGTTGGAGAAAACTTTCCCCGAGGTCTCCTCTGCCAAATCTGAGCCAAGCTCACCAGTCAAGGCTTTTGTAAATCCAGTTTTTGTTGCAGATCTGGCCGCAACCAAGGACTCGTTGGACAAAGCGCCAGGGATGAACTTGTTGGCTATAGCGGAGGAGGCCGAGGATGCCGCAAAAGCGATCCGCGCCGCTGTCATAGCCTGCTCTGGCGTCTTTCCGTTAGCCACAGCGTCCTTGTATGTCTCCTCGGCAATGCTTGACCCCTGGGTCACGGCGTTTGTTGCGATAGCGGCGGCTTCTGCGGCCTTGACCCCTGCGCCAAGCGCTCTTGCCGCCGCCATGGAGCCGCCACCGACCAGCAGGCTCACGCCGTTTCTGACAATAAATTCAGCCGTTTGAACAGGATTTGCGCCGAACTGTTTTGCCGCCTCGACGGCCTGTACATAGAAGCCCTCAGAGCCAGCCTTGGCAATGGCCTCTTGCATGAGCCTTTCGTTGTTCTTGAATTCATTGCTACGCATTGAGTCCACTGATGCACGAATATCCGCTCCAGTGCGGGTCATGACATTGTCCATGTTGGCAAGGCCAGAAACAGCGGCAAGGGAACCAATTTGGCTCACCACATCTGCCCCACCTTTGATTGCACCAGAGCCAATGTCCAAAGCGCCTTGAACAAACTTCCCGGCGGCAGTATTGAGAGCGCCAAGCTTTGTATCTTGGTCGGCAAGGTTCAAGCTTCCGCTGATGACATTGCCATTGGCGTCCCACACCCGGGTGTCTTGCACCACATCGCCAGTCTTTGTGTTGATGTAGACATTTTGAACGCCAAGCGGCTTTCCAGTCCTCGTGTTCTCCGCCTTGCCATATATGGGCATCATGTCAATGCGTTTTTGATCAGCGATTGCCTGCTCTTCCTTGTTGTTGGTGGATATTTCTCTTGCCACACCAGTTTTTGGATCTGTCCAAGTAAATGTTTTCCCACCGCCGCCACTGTCGGCACGAGCGGCTTTGTATGCCTCCTTAAAGCTAACGAAGAAGTCGTACTTGTTCTCGGGATTTGCCTCTGGGTTTATCTCGTACTTCTTCCCGGCATAAGTAAAGTTGGAATACTTATTGGAGGCGGCAAGTGCGGCGGCTTCGGCTATGGAGTTGGCTTGGTCGTTGGCAATGTCAATGTTGTCAGCCGCACTGTACGCAACGCTAAACCCAATCTTTGGATTTTGCGGATCAAATTCCCACGCCTTCATGATCCCCATCACACGCTCGGGCGTGGCAGGAACTTTTCTTTCGTTCAAAAACTCAATGACTTTTTCTTCTTCCGTCTTATCCAAGAGCTTTTGCTTGAACTCATCGGGATTGATGTCTTTGTATTTATTTAAGTCATCATCAGTCGGATCATTGCCAGTGATGTCCTTAAATATTGCAATCTTAGGATCGGGGGGTGGAGGTGGTGTCGGCTCTGGTGGCTCTACAGAAGGAGGGGTAACCGGGGGTGGCTCTTCAACAGGAGGCGTAGGAGGCTCTACATCTGGGGGAGTTGGGTTGACAACATACGACCTGTAGTCCGCTGGCGTGGTGATGCCCACCTCGGATGCGGCCTTCTTCTCGGCGTAGTCTTCCCACCCCTGATTGACTGCATACTTGTTCAGCTTATCTTGGGAGATCTGGTAGTCAACGCCATCAAGGGTGTAGGACTCAAAGCCGTTCTTCATGGCGTCATCTGCTTTGACGGTTCCCATGTAGTCGTAGACCTTGTTGCTGAAGTCTTTGTCCCTGCTTGTGTACCAAACAAACTGATTCAGTTCTTCGGCAGTTGCGTCACGGCCAAGCTCGTTTCTGATCTTGGAGTTTGCCTCAAGACCATTTCCAATGGCGCTCATTCCAGCGGCAATAGCCGCTTGCAAGGTGGCGGCATCCATTTCTTTTTGAGACTTGCCCTGCAAGCTGGTCGTAACGGCGGCGGCAAAAACTCGCTGGACTGGCACTGGCAGTTGCGAGAACCCAGATATTGATCCAGCAACAGCACCTACGCCAGCCTGGATACCGCCATCAATGAAAGCCTTGCCGACATCTTTGCCGTACAAGCCCTGGACAACAGCGTTGGTTCCTGCACCACCCAAGATGGTTTTTGCAACAGCGTTTGCGTCAACAGGCAAGGCCCAATTGATGCCCTTGGATACAAGGTCGGAAACTTGTCCTGCGGCATATATTTTGGCAAGGTCAATGACGCCTTGCTCAAGGTTTCCAGTGGTCAATGCCTGAATGCCTGCGGATGTGGCGGCAGAGTATTGGGCGTAGGTTGCCCCCGCACCAGTGCCCGGATACACAACCTCAAAGACGATTGGTAAAACTGCATTAACGGTAGGCAAAGACTTCCGCAACATGTCAGGAACCCAGCCCTTGACAATATGCTCGTACCCCCTGCTCCCGTCCCAATGTATGCCGTTGTAAGTACCGTCATTGGTGATGTAGTCTTGATGCACCATCTGGTCACTGACCTTGCGGGGCACGGTCACATACGCCATAAGACCAAGATGCGAGTCCATGGTCGCATTTGGATTTCCAATACCAATGATGGCTGGCTCGTCTGGGGTTATGGTGTAGCCACTAGCGCGAATAACGCCATCTTTGTCAGCTATTTGCAAATCTATGGCATCTTGTTTTTTCCAAACAAAGCCAGGAACCCCCTCTGGGGAGGTAAATTGTTGCCCCTTGTCAAAGACGGCCTTATCTAAATATCTTGCATTGAATACCTGATGTGGCCCCCTTGTTCCCTCGGTAACCACGCCTCTATTTACAAATTCTCTTGGCACAAAGAAATACTCATTATTGTCTGCGCCACGCAAAACTCTTCCACCCCAACCATCTCCAGAAATAACTTGAGGCTCTCCACCCGTGGTGGGGGTGACATCGGTGTTCAAATACTTTGCACTGTCCGCCGCCTTTTCTTCCGGGGTTCTTTTGTCGGCAACAGCAGGTGTTGCGGCAGGAGTAGGCGCAGGAGTCGCTTGTAAAGCGCGAAGACCTTCAATGGTATTTCTAAACATCACGCCACCGCCGGGTTCACGGCATTGACCAAGGCTTCAGCCCAGTCATACCAGTTGTCAAAGTTCTCGGTCATTGGAATTGCCTCGTTGGCAAACACATCAATGGCTCTGATCCCATTGCCCCATTTTTTCCAGTCTGTCGTTGCACTGGGGATCTCCAGTTGTTGAGGAGCATACAACTCGCACATGAGACAAGCCCAGGAATCAAAAGTGTGAAACCTGGGGTCGTAGACTTGTGCGGGGTTGAGCATTACGGTCTCACATCGCCGATATTGGCGTTCAAGATCACCTTGCCGACTTGGTAGTCCCCGTTGACCACATTGCTCACAAACCGCAAGCGAAGCTCACGGCGTTGCTCTCTGAGGTCAATCTTCCCGGTGTTGGGGTCGAACAGGTATGGCCCCGTGGTGAGATCCTCGGACTGAGCAAACGGTCTGCCAGTGACAAAGAGCGACATCACGCCCTCTTGCAAGAAGTCAGGCTCTACGCGCTCAAGATGCAACCAGAAGTTATCCCCAACCGGGGAGGGCTGGGATGGGCCACCAGACACCAGACCAAGGTCGTTGGTCTCAAAGTAGCTCTCGATGGCGTTTTGGTTCTGCCCCTCGACCCTGTTGACACCAAGCTCGTGTTGCCAGATGGAGATCAAGTTTGCCGGGGTGCTGAAGGTCAAGACCTGAGTACCAGAGCCAATTGCGGCGGCGCTCATGGTGATGATCTGGGCGTAGATGGCAGAAACAGGCACGGAGAACCCAGATCCAGTTCCACCAATGCTTGCCGCCGTTGCGCTCAAGACATTCCCAATAACATAGCCTGCACCGACATTTACGATGGTCACCACAGTCACAGACCCGCCACTCACGGTGATGTTGGCCGTGGCATTGACGCCAGACCCACCAGTCAGGGCAACGCCAGTGTAGGTTCCGTTGGTGTACAGAGTTCCCCCGGTGATGGCTCCAAGTGTCTTGATGCCGCTGGAACTGATCAGGGTCACGCTTGTGCCCGATGCAATGGTCAAGCCAGATATGACCTGTCTCAACGCAACCTGCGTGTTGTAGGTGTCTAGGTACAGGGTGTTTCTGCCACTCACCGTGGTGAATGTGTCAGTAAAAACCACCTCCTCTTCGCTCACATCCCAACCAGCCGCCACGGGATAGTGAAACACCTGGGAGAAGTACCCAGCAGATCTCTTAGCGCCGACCGCCTGCCCAGCGTCATACCAAGTGTTTTCGCGGGTGTTGTAGATGATTGCATCCGTGCATTCGGTGGCGTTGCCACGGGGGTAGAACCACCAGATCTCTCCATACCGAGGAACCTTGTACGCCCACACCTTTTGGCGCTGGTCGTAGTTCAGATTGTCAAAGAACCAGTTTTGATTCATGGCGTTGGGGATCTCTTTGACCACGCCGTTGTACATCAAGAAGCGATCCACGCCGCACCAGTAGTAGATGCCGTCATACTCAATCGCAGACTGAGATGACAGGATTGAGGACTGGGAGGAGATGATGTCGTAGCGCCAGTATTGGGCAGGGGTTCCGGTGCCACCGATGTAGGACACACGGATCAGGCTGTCAAGGCTCCAAAACAGCCCAGAAGGCGCGTTTGAGCCGCCCCTAACGGGTAGCCCTTGGACAATCTTTCCTGTGGCTACATTGACCTCGTTGGCGTCCGCAGAGACCCAGTCGTCGGTGTTGCCTGCGGCGCAGTTCCTGACAAGCCCGTTGTTGCCGTAAACAAAGACATACGGGTGCAAGGTGACTACCCCGCCAGAGACCGATACATTGTTATCAAAGGTGGCCGTGACAGTGGCGCTGGCCGTGGCCGGGTTGGAGATCACCACATTGGTCGTAGAAACACTTACCACGGTGGTATTTGCAGGTATCCCAGCGCCTGTGATGACCTGTCCAGCGCCAACCAAGGGGTTGGAGGCGGCAAGAACTACGGTTGCAGAGGTGTTTGTCGTGGTGACAGAGGCTGTAAATACGCCAATTTTGGACATCGTGGTGCCCAGCATTGGGCCATACAACACGGGGGTGTTGGTGGTGCTGTCAATCGCTTGCAAGTTCTGCCCCGGGTGGCCCAAAAGAACACTGTTCCCAGACCCGGCGACATCATAGAAGCCGTCGAACTGCCACAGATTTAAGTCTGAGGCGGTGAAGTTGGACAGGGTGAAGTCATTGATGCCTGCGCCAACGCCGTTTTGGTCGATGGTCAAGGTCTGTAAGCCGTTGTTGTATCCGCTGTAAATCGATGTGAAGCTGTTTTGCGAGTTGACCCAAATCCCACGGGATGGGCCACTCAACTGGTTGGACATTTGCCGATAACCAAGCATCTTGCGTGGCCGTCCACGCTGAAAACGCACCCAGACCCCATCGTTGTAGAACTCTTTGTCAAAAACAGTTCCGTCACGCTGGATTCCGGGCTTGGTGTCGAGGGCAAATACCTTCTTTGTCATGGGAAGATGCCCCCGGCAACACCGCCAGTGAAGTTGCCAGTGCCAGTAATTTGAAGCCCGGTGGCGGTCAGGGCAAATCGGTTCACGCCAAGGACAGCAATGTCGAACTCACCCGATGCGGCGCGATAGACGCCAGTCGTAGGCTCAGATGCAAAGTTCATTGCAGGCGCTCCGACAGTTCCGTTTGCCAGTGAGATGTTCACAGCGCCAGCGGCGATGGTCGAGGCGTTGAGCAAGTTGGCCGAGTCACACAGCAAGATCACCTGTTGGCCCGGGGGCACGATGGCCGTGGCCGCACCAGAAGTGTTGGTGGTGAAGGTGATCTCGTAGGCAGAGCCTCCGCCGTCCGTTTGGTTGGTGATGTAGTACACCTGAATGGTCTTTGGCAGGACAACCGTCACAGCGCCCGTCAAAGTCCCGGTGTACTTCTGGATCACATTGGCTGACTCGGTGGCGGTCAGGGTGTAAGTCCCCGTGGTCACGGCCTTGGTCAACTGGGTGAAGTTGAACTGAGTGCTCCGACCAAGTCCCACGGAGTAAAACGCCGTGCCTGAACAGCAAATAAAGCACGAGTCCCCGACCTGCAAGATCACCGATGTGGAGCCGTTGAAAAGCTCCGAACTGGTGGTCTGGATGGTCAAAGTACCAGATCCGCCGTTGCGAACCAGCATGAACCAATTGTCACCAAGGGTTGCGGCCAAGGGCAAAGTTAAAGTGCCTGCGCCACCCGTCCACACATAAGTGCTGGCGCGGTCTGATGTAAGGACGGTGTAGTTGGAACTGAAGGTCGTAACTGGCTGACTTTGGTTCAGCGTAGCCCCGATGGCCGTCAGGCCGTACCCAGCAAGGGTGGCCGCATCAGCACCAGAGGAGCCAATACCAAAGGCAATGATCCCCCAAGTCCCAGACTCAGTGGGGTTGGCGGTGATGTAGATGTACCGGGCCTCGCCAGCGGGGATGCTGACAATGGTGTTTGCGCCAGCGTAGTTGTACACGACAAAGGTGTTTGCACCAGTGTTGCGGATCATTGCGTCTTGGCCGACAGATGCTTGGTTTGCAGGCGGCATTCGCAGTTGCAGGCTGGTCGTGGTGGCCGTGACCTCCATGATCCTGGCGGCGGAGTCGTCGGTTGATGTCCCGTTGATGGGCCACTCTAACTGCAAGTTTGCACTCAGCGTGATCGATCTGTAGGAGACATCCGTTGGCTGGATGACATTGCCCGTAAATGGGCTGTTGTAACTCATGAGGGGTTCCTTTAAGTGTCAATCGCCACGGCTTGTCTGTCGCCAACGCGAGACTGATCCTCCACCTTCAAGGTCTGGATGATCAAGTCGTACTGTTGTTGCCACATGCCCATGCGCTCGTCGTTCTTCAGGAACGGCATGGCCTGGAGCAAAGACCCATAGAGCAAGGCTTGCGGGGCGTAGATGGTGAACCAGTTGGTCTGGTTGCTTGAGTCCAAAGGCTGGACGCGCTCGTAGTACAGCACTTCAAAGCTGTAGGCCGAGGTAGGGGTGGGGGCCACGAGCCAGTGAGTGTAGTCGTAGTCGCAATAGAACTTGGGAACTCCCGTGGAGGTGGCGGTGGGCCAATACTCGCGGAGGTACTCGTACTTGCGAAGCAGGACGGGGGATCTCTTCCCGGCAACGGTGATGTTCATCGAGACCGTCTTGTGCCACCGGGCAGGCTTGTCAATCACTGGCTGGCTGGCAACCATGGCCGAGGTGTTGACGGTCAGGTTCCCAAGGAACTTGATCTGGCTGGCAATGACTTGCTCGGCCAGCATGATGAAAAGTGGAATCTTGTCAAGCGTGGCGGCATCAGAGCGTTCCAGATATGACTGGATGTTCTCCACCAAACTGTCGTAAGTCATGACGCTGGCAGTGGTCATACGGGAACTCCTTTGGGGGGCATTTTAAGACCCATTCAAGATAAAAACAATGCTCTCTCGTCAATCCGCCTGTTCTGCAAGCCACGAAGGATCTTTCCCCCTGCCATGCAGTATTTCAGGAGTTCTTCCCCAGCGCCCGTTTTATCGCCCCGAAGAAGCTTTTGACGAAGCGTCGAACGCTGGAGTGTTCCAAGACCGACATTAAAACTAAAACTGACAAGGCTGTCATACATACCTTGTGTAAGGGGAACGGGGCAGAACTGAGCCACTCCACGCTCAAACCTTGCAAGATCAAACTTGAGAAGTCCATCTACCTCATCCTTTGTCCATACACGATTGTCTTCCGGGCGCAGGGGGAAGCCATCCCGGGCTTCAATCTTTAACTTTCCCTGCTCTGGGTACATGACATGGCCCACGCCTACGGTGTAAAGCCGTGCGGGGCATTTGTAGGGTTTATACCTAATGCCCTCATGGTGCTGGATCATGGCTATTGCCTTGGGGCTGACATTCATTTGCCAAACGCCCTGCCGCCAAAGTGGAAGGCGATGATCGAGGCGAACAGAGTTTGGGTTTCGTCATCCCACAGTTGGTTTGCCATTTCCGCAAAGCTCACACTGCTGTTGAAGCCGTGCCAGATCAGGGCGCAGTCAATGCCCACCA